CCCATGATAAAAGGGTTCGACAGGAACGGGAGCAGCACAACCTTAGTCTCGATATGCCTGTTGATAACCCTATTGACGCGCCTATTGAACGTCGAACCTCGCCTTCCCCTGGAACGTCGAGCCCGTGTAGAGCGCCGCCCAGAGCGGCGGCGTACAGAGCGGCGTCCGCGTCGACGACCATAACGGGCCATTTTTTGGGAAATTAAACGCAGGGGGACGCAGGGGGGTAGGCACGCTATTTATACCCCTGCGTCAGGGGGGCGAGGCAACTGAGCCGTCATACTGTATATGCGCCTCAGCAAAAACTATAAAGGGAGAGCCGGGCATCGGTAATACTGTCGCCAACGATGTTGGCGCGATGCCCGGTGAAGCCCCGCCTCCTCGCCGCCGTCCGACCACCAGAGGACCCCGCAGTAGGGGGTGGACGTTCACTTTAAACAACTATACCGAGCCTGAAATCGTATCATTACTGGACTGTATCTCACACTCCGGGTGCAACGGGTAAGCGTCTCACGTTCTCAGCGTATTCTTGAGACGGGGGTCCTCATGCACCCCCGTTGTAACTTTAGATACGTATTCCAAGAAGAAGTGGCGCCGGACACGGGGACCCCCCACTTACAAGGGTTCGTATACCACAAGAACCAAGTCGCAGTCTCGACTATAAAACAGTGGAACCCCCGCCTACACTGGGAGGCAGCACGCAGCGTTTTCAACAGCGTCGCATACTGTAGCGACGCCGCGAAGAGAAAGCCACTAGGACGCGTATGGAGCGAAGGTTACCAGTTACCACCCGAACCGACCATATACACAATCGACGAGGCCGACCTCTACCAATGGCAGAAGGAGTTATTGGTGGAACTACGCGCTCCTCCGGACGAACGAAGGATTACGTGGTACTCCGACGCTATAGGTGGATCCGGCAAAACCGCGTTCGCCAAGTTCATCATGACGACGTTCCCCGGATCCCTATTCTTCTCAGGGGGGAAGTTCGCGGACATGGCGTATCAGGTCATTCGGGCCAAAAAAGACCCAGCAATCATCGTGATCAACTTACCTCGAACGGCCGACGGGAAGGTTTCCTACTCGGCGATCGAATCAATGAAAGACGGAATTATCCAATCAGGGAAGTACGAAGGGGGCTGCAGGATCTACGCCCCGCCACACCTGGTAGTCTTCGCGAACTTCCTTCCAACAGTCGAAGCACTAAGCCTGGATCGGTGGGACATAAGAATCTTAGAAGAACGAAGAAGGACTTCGTAGATCCAGACATCGAACCACCCTCCCAGATAGATTACGGCCCAGAAGACTTCCGTGACTGGACCCACATCCTTGACAACCTGTATTCCATACCAGAGTGTACTTGCGACGCATGCCGCATGGAATAAAATACTTTGACATACAATGTCGGGGGGGCCTGGCGGCCCCCGGACGTGTAATGGTGCGGGTCCGTCACCGGACCCGCTTGCGGCTACGCCGCGACTCGAGTGAGAAGGACAGGAAGTAGTTTTTATTTAAAAAAAACTATATAACTATCTAAGCGTCCTTGAAATGGAACTGACTACATACATCCAACGTCCCCACACGTTCACCACTGTTCGTTCCTGCCGCAAAGCTCGCCACAAACACCAGGTACTGCTCAGATCCCTTCAGAAACGACAGAGAAGACGTGGCCGTATCCGTGTCGAACACCAGGTTTCGACCCCAAGGAATAATCATGTTTCTTTTTATCGTAGTATGACCAGGGTGAAGAAGCGTGCCTGGTTCAGTCTGCGCAGAAACATGCCAAAGCCTGTCCTTCACCACAGTCCAACGATTCTTATCGACTTGCGAATAGTGGGGGTTGGTCGGATTGTAAAACACGTCCGCCGGAGTAAGACCAGTAGGGTCAGCCTGAAAGTTAATCCCTGTAGCAATCTTGACGCCTGCTTTCCTCAGAACAAGCATCCGGCAAAACGAATCTTCCACGATCCTAGGAAAGGGCGTAAGAGGAGACTCCCCGAGATGACGATACTCGACAGTCAAATGCATGTAGCAATTTTGAATCTTGCGGCCAATCCTTTCGGTGTCACCAGTGCCTTCCGTTATATTGGCGGTAGGGTTGTGCACGTACATAGTCCTGTCGCCCATGATAAAAGGGTTCGACAGGAACGGGAGCAGCACAACCTTAGTCTCGATATGCCTGTTGATAACCCTATTGACGCGCCTATTGAACGTCGAACCTCGCCTTCCCCTGGAACGTCGAG